GATTCAGGTGTTCTTGCTGCTAGTAGTAATGTTGCTAATGTAAGAGCTGCGGCAGGGGTTGGTAACTATTCATCTTCACCAACTGTAATTCCTATATCAGCCGGTGGTGGTGGTCAAGGAGGTAATACAAATAATAATGTACAAACTTCTACATATAATATATCACAAGGTATGACTGCTGATGATATGATACGAGGTGACTGGGTAATGCCAATTGCACCATAAAAAAAGGGGATCATTTAGATCCCCTTCTTATTTAAGCCTCTGAAGCTAGTTTTTGAAAGTAGCTCAGAGTATCATCTTCCTCTGAAGCCTGATTAGCTTCAACAGGTCGATGAACAGGTTTACGTACTACAGGTTCATCATCACTATCATCTAGACTTACAGACTCAGCTGTAGTCATCACTGCTCCTTCAGCACCAAGTACTCGGTTGAGCTTAGCCTTTAGTTCATCATATGATTTGTAATTCTTAGGATCAAGAAAATCCTGCAAACTATATAGAGTATTATAAACACCTTCTAGTTTGGTATCATCATCTGATAGAGCAGAGGGATTTGCGAATTCAGACTTATCATAGTTACGATAGCCAGCAACCTGCTGAATCTTTAGTTTGAAGTTAGCACCTTCCCAAAAATCAAATGGGTTAATAGGTTGCTCATCTGCAAACTGTGGCTGCATTACATCCATAATCTTATCAAAGATCTTCTTACCAAACTTATAAAGGAATACCTTACCTTCATTCGCTGGGTTGCCTGGATCAGATACGACCTGAATGTTTGCTACATAATGTAGACGACGCTTGCGATCACGCGCAGTAGCTTTATCCTCATCACGTCCACTGTTCCAAAGAACCGTATTCATTTCTGATACTGGATCCTGTTGGCCAATAGAGGTAAGTGAGTTCTCGATATACCAAAGACCTGATGGACCTTGGAAACCATGATCCCAATAACGAACCCAAGGTAGATCCTCACCAGATGGAGCTGGCAAGAAACGAATTACTGCAAAACCATTACCTGCTTTATCAACAGTTGGTTTCCAGAATCGATCGTCTTGGTAGTTTTGAGTTTGAGCTGGGGCTGCACCTGATGCTGCTTCTGCTGCTTTGGTGAGAGCTTCAATTGAAGAACGGTTGCGTTTTAGACTTTCAAATGACATATTGTTTTTCCTTTGTATTAACAATGTATTGACTGAAATATTTCACATTAGTTTCATAATGTAAGACTATATTATACACCAACTTCTTCAATTTGTAAATACCTTTAGCACAATTTTTTTGGCTTTAGATAAATCCATATGAACAAATGGAGTATACTTACGAATCTTTCGTGAGACGTCTGGCCACACGATAGTTTCCGTAATCTTTTTATCAGCACGAGATACGAATCCCGTTAGTTGCTGAAGAATTGCTATTGTTTCTATATTTATATCTCCACTAATCCAAGCGGAGATAATTTTAGGATGTTGACCATCTACAGATTCTAATAGTGAATCAAATCCACCTTCATTAGAAAGCTTATGTAAGTCTTGCTCAAAGGTGTATCCTAGGGATTGATTCTTTTTAGTCCATTGCTGATAAGCGCTATCATCATTAGCCATGTCAGCAATGTAGGTATTATCGGCAACAAAATTAGCAGCGTAAAAATTAATCAAGTCTTTGCCTGAATCAAATTGTTTACCAATCTTAGCAAAGAAATATTTGTCTCTACGCTTCCAAAACGCCTGTTGTTTAGCAGACGTCTTATAGTTATACTTAATTGCGTCATACGAATCAGTAGTGAAGTGTAGCTTCATTGATTGATATAAACGAAATGCTTCAAATGGTTCCATTGTCATATAGGTAGTTTTGTTGTATTACTATCTACTTTAATAAGACCTGCATTGGACGCCTCAGCCTGAAGCTTTTCGAAGAGACTAGGAGTAATCAATTTACCAATATCTTCAGGATCAAACTCAAGCTTCTCACAAACTTCTAAGCATGCATCTAAATATTTTAGTCTATCGCTTACTACAAGTTCCTCCACCATTTGTGAAAAGACTTTCTTTGTTACTATTTTATTTTCAATCATTAATTCATCCTGTAAAATTTATGGTCACCCAATTTAGTTGTGAGTTTCATATTAGCATTCCAATTTGGATTTACATATGTTGCATGATAATGAGTAGCACCATCGGTAATATCGATACCATTATACCATAAACCAATTGCTTGATTCACCGCGACTTTTACTACATCAATCATTTTTATATTATTCATAATATCAGGTTTACCATCGCAATACCAACTGAATTGACATTGATTCTTCAATGGAACGGGTTCACCTGTTTTCCAACTTGGTTTTGTTTTAGCCTGATATACTACATCACAAATATTATCAGGAAATCTATTATCATGAGCTCGGTTTAATGTTACATGTATTACACCTATGATACCAGCAGTGCCTTGATTTCTAGCTTCAAAATAAGCATTCTCTACTAAGCAATGTAAATCATCTTCACTTACAGGTGACACATGAACTGGTGTTGGTACCTCCTCTGTTTCAATACGAGTTTCTACTGTTATGACACTTTCGTATTGAGGCTTCTTTGCAAAACTAGATCCAAAGAGTATTAATCCACTTACTGCTGTAATACTCGCAATAATACACAGTCTGAGTTTATTCGTCCATTTGGACTCGAAGTTTTTGTTGTTAGCTTTGACCATTCGTTATCAATCTGCTTTGGAGTTTTATTCAAAAGTAGAGGAAGCATATCCTCTGGCTTGCGCAATTTTACTTTACGCGAGCTGACATCTACGTTTTGTAATGTTGTACCTTTGACTTCAAACCCATTGGTTGAATTTGATACGTATTCAATCGCCTCTCTAGTTTTTGTATTAAAGACATATAACCTCATTGCACCAATAAGAGTAATTGGCATAATAGATTTAATCTTAAATTCAGTGCTCTCTTTACAGTAAACTAGTTTTGCAACTTGTTTATCTGCAGCTCGTGCTTTTGGTACACGAACTTTACGAGTAGCTTTAGCCGCTGATTTAATACTATCCAAATCAGCCAACATACCTTCAAGGGTCTTAACACGTCTACGAAGTGCAGGCTTAGTCATATGACTATATGCCTCTACAGCTTGCTCACACGTCCCATTGTAAGCATCGCTGAATTCAGACAGCCAAGATTCAATAACCTTTCTTACTGGCGGAACTGCCATACCACTAAGATCATGAACCTTAAACCTAGAATATATATCAAATTCTGGTTCTTGCTTATCAATCCATGCGTCAACCAGCTCATCAAGATCTACCATAATGGTTTCATTAATCTTATTAAGCAATCGTTGCTGTGGGGAAAGTGGAGCTGGCTTCAAAGCATCTTCGGCATCAGTCGCTATTTTTGCAATAAGAAGCTTTTTCCCTTTAGGTACTACCTCATTAAAATACTCTTTCATCTTTTGAGGAATGGAAGAGTATTTTTCTGGTAGTTCTAGTCCATTATTCATCCAATGGATAGCAGCAGTAAAGAAGCTAGACATCGTAAAAGTCCAGTCTGGATTAGCACAGATTGCTTGGTAGTCTTCCTTAGAAAAGTTTTTCTTTACCCAGCCTTTTTGCAAATCAATGGTTGGCTTTTTATCCAACTCATAGTGCATGTACCATTGTAACTTTTCAAAGTTATCAAGTGGCGCGGCCGCTAGTCCTGTTTTAACCCGAGCACGAACTTTTTTCTTTGTAGCCATTAATGCTTTCTCCTCTAATTAATAGTACTATTATACCACAATTTAGACGTATTGTACATTATTAATATGAGTAAATTTTTTAACAGCATCTACTCGGAAGCTACGCCATCCAACTTTGTCAACATCAAAGACACGAATGACGTCAAGGTTTTCTTTGATTTCCTTTTTAGATTCACCTGATGGTTGGTGAACAGATGGAATGATACCACTAGCTAGAGTACAGTTCATTACACGTTCTTCACCATCTTTTTTTGTAAAGGTGACTTCACAGATACATTGACGTAGCTTATCAGTCATTTCTTCTCGGTTCATAGGTTGAAGTTTCATATTAGTTTCTCCTCATCGTTGAATAATCTTTTGGATTGTCTTCACGGCCGACTGGTACCATGTTTGATTTGTGCATAGTTGCAA